GGACTCACTAGTGAGAGGACCTTGTCGAGCTAACATGGCTGGATAGTTACCTTAGTAGGAACTATGAAAAGCCAAACTCGCAGATGGAACGAGACGGAAGTTTCGTTCTATTTACGGTTGTTAGATGCGCTCTACAAGGATGTAGCTAGCGCTTACCCTGCAAAGGTTCAAGTGGAGTGCTTGCGTGATTGGATGGAAATCCAAAAACGCACGTACGCAGAGGGTCTATCGTTTCTCACGAAGACCCTCCCATCTTTCGCGAAAGCAATTGACACTGCTTTAGCGACGGACACACCTCTACAAACTCACGGATTTTCTTTAATCCGTAAGACGAAGATCCCCAAGTTTCTTGGGTGGCTTCTAAAGGAAGTGTTCCACTTGGACGGCGCTGCCAAGGCTCCAAGCCTTGATGCGTCGTTAGCGTTTAGATCGTTACGACAGATTCTATACTTGTTTTACAAGTTAGAATTACCACACGACCCGAAGACAATTCAGAAAATCTTGTCTTCGTTTATTAATACGGAGAAGGAAATGGAAACATTCCCGACTCTTTTGCCGGACCAGATGCGAATTGTTCGCAGTGCCTCGCGGCTGGTGCACACGGTCGTTCAAGAGAGCGACCCTCGTGACATCATCCCTAAGCATGGCCCAGGCGCAGTAGCCACCGGAGAGAAACCGTGGGAAAAACCGCATTTCAAGCGGTTCTACCCCGATCTCAATGATTGCTACCCGTATTATAGTCACATGTACTTCAACTCTACTCACTTCATTTGTGAGCGGGTTAGTGGTGCATGTGATGAGCTACAGTCTGTTACTGCTTCGCCGCTTTCAAAAGCGGTTGCAGTACCCAAAGACAGTAGAGGTCCGCGGTTGATATCAATGGAGCCTTTGGAGCTCCAATGGATTCAGCAAGGGCTAAAAGATGTCCTTGTTGAAGCCATCGAAAAGCATAAGTATACACGCGGTCGCGTTAACTTTCGCGATCAAACGGTAAACCAACGCTTGGCACTACAGTCCTCTGAAACGGGGACTATGGTGTCGCTTGATATGAAGGATGCATCGGACCGCGTTTCCTTAGCGCTCGTACAGATGCTCTTCCCGAGTGATTGGGTTGAGTGTCTGGAAGCGTGTCGGTCACACGGAACGATCCTTCCGGACGGCAAAGAGGCC